ATGCGGTAGGCACGGCGACGTCTGATCTCAATCGCGTGCGTCCTATGGCGGCGTTCGCATCAATCTCAGCCAGCGCGACGTCTAATTCTAACTTTGTGACGCTGGGCGCTGGTACGGCAGAGATTGCGGTGACGCAGGCGACCAATGTTACGGCGACGTTCAAGGGCGCGGCCGCACGACAGGTGGCAGTGACTGGCGCCGCGACAATGACTATACTTGGCGAGGAGTGGTCAGCGGTTACGCCGACTACGCCGTCTTGGGCTACCGCACCTGCGGTCCCACCGGGCATTTGGTCAACATCGCCAGCGGGCGCAACTGGGAACTGGTTAGGGCAATGAGCATTATTTTCGGGGAGTGGCTACCGGATCAGCCTGATTTTATGAACGCTGGCGTCGTCACGGCAGAAAACGTGATACCGGCGTATAACGGCTACCGCCCGCTAAACACGTTTACGCCGTTCAGCAATTCTGCCAGCGGCACAATACGAGGCATCTATGCGGCAAAAGACAACAGCGGCAACGTCAAGCTATTCTCTGGCGATGACGCCAAGCTATACAGTTTCAACGCATCAACCAACAATCTGGACGATGTCAGCAAGGCTGGCACCCCAGCGTATGACCTCGCTGGCGCCGAGAAGTGGCGCTTCGTACAATTTGGTGAGTATGTCATTGCGGCTGGCGGAACCGGCGAGGAACTGCAAAAGTGGCAGTTAGGCACAGACACCGCGTTTTCTGACTTGGGCGGCACACCGCCAAAGGCAGATTACTTGGCGGTCGTGCGCGACTTCATCTGGACAGCTAACATCGACGAGGGGTCTGGCCGCGTACCTTACAAAGTGCGTTGGTCTGGTTTTAACGACATCACAAGCTGGACGTCTGGCGTTGACCAAAGCGATTTCCAGGAGCTTCCCGATAGCGGGGCTATTACCGGGATGGTCGGCGGCGAGTATTGCACGATCCTATGCGAGAAGGCTATCTTTCGTGCGACCTACACCGGCCCGCCACTAATCTTTCAGTTTGACAAGGTCGAGAGCCAGATCGGTTGCTCGATACCGGGGTCTGTATGTAACTACGGTTCGACCGTGTTTTTCTATTCAGACAACGGCTTCCACGTGTTTGACGGCCAGCGGTCGACCCCGATTGGCAACGAAAAAATCGACAAGTTTTTCGCCAAGGACTTTAACGCCGCATACAAAAACAAGATGACTGCGGCGGTTGACCCGCTAAACCAGATTGCGGTCTGGTCGTACACCAGCACCGCCAGCACAACCGGACGCCCTGACCGGCTACTGATTTTCAACTACGCGCTGGGGCGCTGGTCAATCGGCAACGTCGACGCCGATTATGTGGCGCCATTCTTTAGCGCCGGTTACACGGTTGAGGATTTGGACAACCTGTCGGCCACGATTGACGGCCTGACCACGGTACTCGACAGCCAGCTATTTAGGGGTGGCGACTTCTTCTTTGGTGGCGCAGTGGGAGACCAATTGTATACGTTTACCGGCGACCCTATGCAGGCCACAATCACGACCGGCGAGGCACCACTCAGTATGGGCAAGCACAGCATCGTCACCCGCGTATACCCGTACCACGAGGACGGATCGGTTGAGCTGTTTGTGGGCATGCGCGGCACGCCTACCGACACGGTTAATTTCAGCGCTGGCGCCACGACAAATGCGTCTGGCTTTGTGCCATTTAGGGCGCAGGACAGATACCACCGCGTGAAGATGTTGCTGTCCGGCAACTGGTCATTCGCGCACGGCATTGACGTCGAGGCTAGGCAGGTGGGCAGGCGATGACTGTTGAGCAACGCAAGGCTAACTTTCGCATACTCAATCCGATTACCGCCACGACGCGTGAAATCGCCGAGGTGCTAAACCGGACGATTAACGGTGGGTTAAATAGTATCGGATATGTTACCTTGGGCGCAAACGTCACTGAGACGACTGTGTCTGAGCCAAGGTACAGCACCGAAAGTTTGGTGTTTTTCTGTGGCGTAGACCACAACCCTTGGCACCACAACCCTTATGTGAAGGGGACGAGTACAAATGGAACAATGGTCATCGGGCATGACAACCAAGGCCACGCCGCAGATTTCGCCTATCTTATTATCGGATAGTGACCGCTTAGGCGGCCAGTGGGAACGGTGCCACAAGTGGATCAGCGACGCGCTGCAATACGCTGGCGGGACGCACACTATTGACGATGTTTTCTGCGCTGTGGCCAACGGCAAGGCACAGTTTCACCCGCTAGAGAAGTCTGCTATTATAACAGAAGTCGTGGACTACCCACAGCGGTCTGTGTGCCGCATCTGGCTTGCGGGCGGTGAATTAGACGAGTTGATGCAGGCGGAAAAGTCTATAGCGGTATGGGCAAAGTCTATTGGCTGTGACGCAATGGAAATAAACGGAAGATTTGGCTGGCAAAAGAAGCTGAAAGACTACACCGCGCAGGCGGTCACACTGACAAAGGATTTAAGCGATGAGTAAAGGCGGCGGCGGATCAACCCGCACAATCACACAAACTAGCGGCCCACCGGCATACGCAAAGCCGTTTCTTGAATATGGTATGGGTCAGGCCAAAGAGCTTTACACAAGCGGCACAGGTCAGCAGTATTACCCCGGCCAGACGGTTGTGGGTTACTCGCCCGAAAGCGAAGCCGCGCTTGCCGCCCAACGTCAGATGGCTGTGTCCGGCTCGCCGTTTATTCCAGCCACGCAACAAGCAATATACCAAAACCTAACCGGCACAAACCCGCTGATGTCTGCGGCTATGCAGCCCGTAGTGCAACAGGTGCAGGCTGAGGCCGCAAAGGCAGGCCGTTACGGCTCAGGCTACCAGCAGGCGGCGCTCGGTCAGGCTCTGGCGCCAATGGCGTATCAGGCGCAACAGCAGGCCATACAGCAGGCGCCAGGGGCGTATGAGTTTGGGTTTGCCGACTTACAGAAGCTGGCCGAAGTTGGCGCGGCACGCGAGGCACAGTCACAAGCCGAGCTTGAGGCGGATATGCGCCGGTTTGAGTTTGAACAGCAGGTTCCAGCTCAGGCGCTCGCTAATTATATGTCGATGATACAAGGCGGCACGGTCGGCGGTACGTCGTCTCAGCCGGTATACCGCCAGCCAATCGGCTCGGCGTTGTCTGGCGCACTTGGCGGCGCACAAATGATTGGGTCGTTTGCGCCCGGATACGCTGGCTATGGCGCGGCGGCAGGCGGCTTAGCGGGATTGTTGGGGGCTTAGCATGACAAACGGATTACCGACCAGACTGCCTATTAACCCAAGAATAAGAAAATACGGCGCAAGCGCGGGTGTGACGCCCCAGCCTCACTTGTATGGGTCGCCTTTGTCATACGCGCAGATGCTGTCTGCGGCTGATGTGGCGTCTAAGAGGGCGTTTCCACAGCAGGCGCAGGCAACGTCAACGCCACGCGTGCCAATGCCAACGGTACTGCCAATGTCCAAGCCAACGCCGCCATCGAGCCAACCTAGCGGCTTTATGGGGGCGTTTAGCCAGCCGCTGACGTCACCGGTCGGTCAGGCAATTAGCCAAGCCGCCATTGCGGGTGCGCGGGCCAGCGACTGGTCACCCACACCGGTATCGCTCGGCCGTGTATTGGCTGAGATGGGTGCGGCGGCTAGTCAGGGTTATGCGGGCGCGCAAGATCGTGAGCTAACAAATCTTCTGACGCAGGCAAAGATTGCAGAAAAGCTGGGTACAGCCGGGCAGTTTTGGCAAGGCACAAGCGTAACAGCTCAAGACAGAAACATCGTCTTGAATTTGGCACCAAAAATAAAGGCCGGAACAGCTACTGATCCTGAGCAACAGCAATACGCAATATCATATCAATCACTAACGGCGCCAAAAACAGAACAGAGAACTGCGGCTGATGGCACTATTACAACCGTGCAAGTCCCCGGCATAGATTTAAGCAATTTACCCACGCCTACCGGACTTCAAGCTGGTGAGCGTGTTATTGGTCAGAAAGAACCTACATTTAATAGCGACCAAAATTTGGCGGCAGGGTTTGCCACAAGAATGGTTAAGTCTATTGATACTTTTGGAGATTTAACTAAAAGTGGCTATGACCCGTCAAATATGCAAGACTTTGCCGCAAGCAATTTGCCTTTGGGTATAAGAGGGTTTTCTTTAACAGATAAGGGTCAGCAGTATCTTGCGGCGAAGTCCAACTTTATCACCGCTGTTTTGCGTAAGGAATCTGGTGCCGCATTACTACCTTCTGAATTTGAGACTGAAGATATTAAATACTTCCCCCAGCCGGGTGATAGTGACGCGACAATCGAGCAAAAGCGAATAGCTAGAAACACTGCCCTAGAAAGCATGAAGGCCGCATCTGGCGGTGCGTTTGATTATATGCAAAAGAAAATGACGCCTGCTGATGTTGATAGCCTTCCAAAAGGTTCTGTGTTCATCAAAAGGCAGAGCGGAACATCTTTTTACAGAACCCCTGACGGCAAGGTAATGGCGGTAGATTAATATGGCAATTAGAGAAGCGACACCAGAAGAATTGGCATTACTATCTTCTGAAGGTGCCTCAGATAAAACGCCGTCAGTCGGCGGGTTTGACGTGATGGAGTTTGCCTCCGGTCTGGCTAGATCAATCGGACAGGGCATTACGTTTGGCACGGCCGACGAGGCTGAGGGTTTTGTCCGAAGCATACTCGGCGATCAGACATACAAGCAGGCACGCGATCAGGTTCGCAAAGAGCTTGAGCAGTTTCGTTCTGACTACCCAAAAACTGCGTATGGCTCAGAGATTGCGTCGTCGATAGCTATGCCAATGGGCGTGGCTGGGTTAGCCGCTAAAGGTGTCGCAAAGGGCGTCACCAAACTAAACGAACCGCTTGCCGAGGTTATTCGCCAAACCGTGACAAAGACCGCGCAAAAGGTGCCACAAGCCCTCACCGGCAAAACAGCCAAGGCGGCAGGCATGAGCGCAGCGTATGGCGCCGGCGCGGCAGAAGAAATGAGCGACGTGCCGCAATCAATGATAGTGGCCGGTGGCCTTGGCGCGGGTCTACAAAGAGCCGCACCAGCAGTTACAGCGGGCGCGGCGGAACTTATCAAGAAGGGCGTGCCACTCACAATCGGCCAGAAGTTTGGCGGCATCACCGGCGGCATCGAGGAGCGCTTTGCCGGTTTGCCGGTAGCTGACTTCCTGATAGGCGGCGCGCGCAGACGTGCCGTCACTGGTTTTGAGCGTGTCGCGTATGATGAGGCGTTGGCACCACTTGGGCAGTCACTGCCAAAGGGTGTGAAGGGGCGCGACGCATATATCAAGGCTGAAAGCATAATTAACAAGGCGTATGATGATGTCTTAAAAGACATAAACATACCGTCGCCAAATCAGATCATATCGCAAATACCTGACGTTGCCGCCACACTGCCCAAGCAAGAGGCTGGCGTATATTCCAGAATAATAATGAAAGAACTGGGCGACCGCGTAGTCGACGGCAGGCTGACAGGCACAGCTTTCAAAGAGGCGCAAAGCGCACTGCGTCAGCGGGCGTATAAGTTTATGACGTCGCCCGACGCTTACCAGCGCGAGCTTGGCGAGGCGTTGAGCGATGCGGCTGAGGAGCTGACAACGACGCTTGGCAAGTTTAACCCAGAAAAGGCTGGCAAGCTCGCCAACATCGACACGGCGTATTCTCGCTTCAAGCCGCTGCAAATGGCTGCGTCTGCAAAGGGTATGGCCGGCGAGGTTACGCCTGCAAAACTGTTAGAGAAAGTGTACGCGCAATCTCGTCGCGCACCGTCTGTGCTTGCCAGAGGCGGCGCCCGTATGCAGGATCTTGCCGAGACTGGCGCAGACGTAATTGGCACAAAGGTGCCTGACAGTGGCTCAATAGGTAGATTGGCACTCGCGTTGGGTACGCTTGGCGGCGGTGCATTTGTTGACCCGGTAACGACAGGGCTGGTCGCCGGCGGCACCGGTGCGGTTTACTCGCCACTGGCTCAGGCTGTTCTGGGCGGCACAAGAAAATTCGGACGAGACATACCGGGCATCATGCAGGGCGTTAGCGCAGCTATGAAATCACCAGCCGCCGCTGGCCTGTTATCGCAAGAGCTACCCCGCGTAGACATCACCGAGAGCCTACCGTTCCAGCGCCGGATGGGGCAATGACGCGGGCGCACAAATATGCTATAAATGCCTAACTAGGAGATAGATATGGCTAAGACGAAAATATCACAGTATGACGCCAGCGCGTCTGGAAACACCGACATCGACAGTATTGATCTCGGCGAAGGCACAATGGTGCCGAGTGACGTCAACAACGCATTACGCGAGGTTATGGCGCATCTGGCCGATATGAACGCTGGCACGGCAGCCATACAAGACACATTCACTCTGTCTGACCCGACTGACGACACCAAGCAGGTGCGCTTCGATGCTGTCGGCATCACCACTGGCAACACCCGTGTGCTGACTGTGCCGGACGCAGACGCCACTATCGCTGGCCTGTCTATCGCGCAGGAATTTACCAAGACGCAGAACTTCAACGCCACCACGCTGACAGATGCCGCAAGCATTAGCTGGGACGCATCAGCCAATCAGGTGACTAGCGTTACTATGACCGCAAGCCGCACGATGGATGCGCCGACCAATATGGTGGACGGCGGTGTGTATGTGCTGACGGTCATACAAGACGGTACTGGCGACTGGCAAATGTCGTGGAACGCCGTGTTCAAGTTTGCGGCGGCAACAGCGCCGACACTGACAACGACTGCGTCTGCAAAGGACATTCTGGTGTTCCTGTCTGACGGCACAAATATGTATGAAATCGGGCGCAGCCTGAACGTATCGTAAAGGCGGTATTATGAGCAGTTTATTCGGTATTGGCGGCGGTGGTAACGTAGGTGCGGCTGGCGGTTCGTTTTACCCCTACAGCATTGACCAGTCTCTGCGGTTTAATGATGACGATAGTGCAAAGTTAACCCGCACACCAGCGTCTGCTGGCAACAGAGCAACTTGGACTTGGAGTGGCTGGGTTAAGCGTGGGAATTTGGGTGTAAAGGGAAGTTTCTTTTGTTCTACTGCTGGCGACTATAACTTACAATTTTTTACCGACAACAAATTAAAATTTGAAGGCGCATTTGGTGCAGTTGTTACTGATGCTGTTTTTAGAGATGTTTCATCATTTTATCACATTTTGGCGGTTCACGACACCACAGAGGTTGTTTCATCCGACAGATTTAAGATTTATGTAAATGGTGTGCAACAAACAACATCTGGAACATATCCATCTGGTGATGGTGTTATTAACAACACAGTTGAACACGGAATAGGTGGTCAAACCTCTATAAACTTTTTTGACGGCTATATGGCAGAGGTCAACTTCATTGACGGCACTGCCCTAGACCCAACCAGCTTTGGTGAGGACATCAACGGTGTCTGGGTGCCAAAGGCATACAGCGGTAGCTATGGCACTAACGGCTTTTATCTTGATTTTTCAACAGCAAGCTACACGGATAACGCATCTGACCCTGATGTTTTTGCTGACCAAGCTGGTAGCAACGATTGGAACGCTTACAACCTAGCCGCAAGCGATATCGTGCCGGATAGTCCAACGAATAACTTTGCTACACTTAATCCATTATATGACACTGGCGCACCAACTCACGCAGAAGGCAACCTCCAAGTGTCTGATGGCAGTACAGCCGCAGGTGCATCTACATATCAGATACCTAAAACAGGTAAGTGGTATTTTGAAAGCAAATTGACCGCTGGTGGTGGCGTTAGAGTTGGCGTATCTGCTCAAGATGTTAATATAATGAACGTCAATAATTTTTTACCAACTACTGGTGGCACAGGCAATTATTTCAATAGCACTAGCGGTTCAGGCACTTGGATTGATAATGGCACAGGCGTTGCGACAGGTGGTGGCACCAGTTCATTCACAGCTAATGTTTTGTCAAATGTTCTTGGTGTTACTGTAGATGTTGAAAATCTAGAGATTTATTTTCAAGCAGATGTTGGAAGTGGTCTAGAGGTAATTGGGCCGTTCACAATAAACTCTAGCCATACAGATTTGAATATTGGTTTCAACATGAATGCCGATACTGTTAAATTTAACTTTGGTCAAGATAGCAGTTTTTCTGGAAGCGTCACATCTGGTTCAGCAGAAGCACCAGACGCAAACGGTGTCGGTGATTTTTATTACACGCCCCCAACAGGTGCGTTAGCCCTCTGCACTGCCAACCTGCCAGAAGCAACTATCGGTCCGAACAGCACCACAACGAGTGACGAACACTTTAATACGGTGCTGTGGACTGGTGATGGCGCAGCAAGCAGAAGTATAACTGGCATTAATCACGCCTCCGATTTCGTGTGGATTAAGACAAGAAATCAAGCAAACGAACATAGTTTGTTTGACAGTGTTAGAGGTGTGGCAAAGGATTTAGAAAGCAACTCAACGGCTGCTGAACAAGCAAACAATATATATGGATACATTAACTCTTTTGACAGTGATGGTTTTACTGTTGATGCTGGGACAACTGGCGCACACTTAGTTAATTACAGTGGCAGCACTTACGTTGGCTGGTCTTGGAAGGCTGGCGGCACAGCAGTCCTCAATGAGGATGGCACAATTGATTCACAAGTGTCGGCTAATGTTACGGCTGGATTTTCACTTACAAGCTGGACAACCAGCGGCACTACACATACCGTTGGTCACGGCCTTGATGCTGTTCCAGAAATGATTATTACTAAGGCTAGAAACGCCGCATATAATTGGGATGTCTATCATTTTACTGCAACGCCAAATGGGTCTAATCGTTTGATATTAAATTCAACAAGCGCAGTAGATACATTTGACCCTTATGCGAATGTGTCACCAACGGATAGTGTGTTTAGTTTTGATGGGTCGTTTTATGGTTCCGGTATAAATTGCATAGCCTACTGCTTCCACAGCGTTGACGGCTTCAGCCGCGTCACCAGCTATGTCGGCAACGGCAGCACAGATGGCACCTTCTGTCATCTAGGCCACCGCCCCGCTTGGATTATGCTGAAAAACGCTAGTGCATCTGGTGCTTGGTATATATTTGATGTGGCTAGAAACACATATAACGCAATGGATAATTACCTACGGCCTAATTTAAGCAACACTGAAGGCAACCTTGATTTCTGCGATTTCACATCCAACGGGTTCAAAATTAGAAGTAGTGCCGCAGAATGGAATGGTTCCGGCAATACGATAATCGTGCTGTCATTTGCAGAACAGCCGTTTAAATACGCTAACGCCAGATAGGAGATAACCAATGGCATACAAATATAATGGTAAAGTCATCCGCGCTGGTCGGGCGTGGTCAGACGATAACGGTACACAGCACCCAGCAAACTGGATGCGCATGTCAGATGAGCGCAAAGTCGAAATCGGCCTTGTCTATGAGGCTGACCCAGACACCAGCTATGACAACCGCTTCTATTGGTCAAAGGGCGTAGAACGTGCGCTTGACGATGTGAACGAAACCAACCAAGACGGCACAGCGATGCTGGACATTGATGGCAATCAGGTCGTCACCAAAGGCTTAAAGAGCAACGCAATCGCGCAAGTAAAAGTGACTGCGGCTGGCTTGCTGGCACCTACCGACTGGATGGTTGTGCGCTCTGCTGAAAACGGCACCGACATTGATGCCGACACGCTGGCCTATCGCGCCGCCGTCAGGAAGGCGTCTAACGACATCGAGGCTGCTATTAGCGGTGTTACTACCCACGCGGCGTTTATGGCGCTGTATGATGCCCCTATGGTCGATGGTGAGCCGTCAGGCAACGCGCCAATCAACGCTTGGCCGGAAGCATAGCTATGGAAGTCACCAGCCTCATAGACACGCTTATCGGGCTTGTTCTTGCTGGCGGCGCGTGGTGGATTAACGAAACGTCCAAAGAGCAAAAGCGCATCAACATCCTCGTCAACAAGACCCGCGAGGAATACGCCACAAAGGACGATGTGCGCTCCGATATGCGTAACGTAATGGATGCCTTGCACCGTGTCGAGGACAAGCTGGACCGCGTACTGAGCCGTGACTGAGGGGTTTGTATTTCTGGTTGTGCTTATGCTTAACAGCGGCCAGCTAGAAGTACACGCCGACATCCTGTCAGCCTGCCCACCTCAAGAGCAAGTCGTGCTGAACTACGAGCAGCTTATAACTAACGGCGACATCCGCGATTGGCGGGCTTTATGCAAGAAGGTCACGTTTGACGAACAAAGCCTATGATAGAGTTTCTGCTAGTCGTGTATATGGGCGCTGGTATCATCAGCCAGACGCAAACCTTCGCTGACGTTGACAGGTGCCTATACATAGCCGACCGCCTCAATAAGCAGCCAGCCATATCGTCAGCAGACGGCAAACATGTTAAAATGGTCGCTATATGCAAACCAGTATTGAGGTGATGATATGGAACCGATAAGCACCGCCTTAGCTGGTATTGCGCTCGTTAAGTCGAGCGTCGAGTTTATAAAATCGAACATATCGACGGCCAAGGACATTGGCGAGATCGCCAGCCAAATCGACGCGCTATTCACCGGCGAGAAGCAGGTGCAAGAGGCCCGCAACAAGAAGGCGGGCGGCGGACTGGCGGACCAGTTTGGCGTGCAGTCTGTGGCGAAGGAAATCATCGACGCAAAGATTGCGGCAGAGAAGTTGCGGGAAGTCGCCACAATGGTCGACATGCGCTTCGGACACGGCACTTGGGCCGGCATACTGGCCGAGCGCCAGAAGCGTATGCAAGAGGCGCGTGAGGCCGCCAGAGAGCGAGCGCGTGCGGCGGCAAACCGGCAGGCCGAGATCGAGGAAATGATAAAGATAGCCGCTGTTGTGGTCGGCGTTGTTGCGGTTGCAATTGGCTTGCTGATTACGGCGATGTCGTCGGCTTTTTAAGTGGGTATTGCGCTATTGCGGTTGCTGGTTAAGATGGTGGCATGAGCGAGACGATGACCGGGCTGGCCGGGGAATATGTTGCGGCTGCTGCCGTTTTGCAGTTTGGGTTCAGGTTTAGCTTGGCTCAACAAGACCGCGTCGACGGCGTATTTTGGGATGACAAAAATGACTTTTATCGGGTGCAAGTTAAGACTTCGAATTTTTCTTCGGAACGCGGGAACCGCACTCCGGTGTACCACTTCCAGCTTGGCCACGGATGTAAGGCTAAACATTTACCGACTGAGGAAGATTATGACCTACTATGCCTTGTCGGCGCTCAGCATCGGCGCACGCTGTGGATGCCGGTCTGGAACGTGCGCCAATATTCTAAGCGCGTGCAAGCCAAGTTATTTGATGAGAGTGAAGCGGAGCGCGCTTCGTTTTTTAAGGCGCTGGAAACCATAAGGCAGGTAAGAGATGGACGTCGACAAGCTCAGAGAAGAACTAATTTACGATGAGGGTGTGCGGCTTGATGTGTACCGTTGCACCGAGGGATACCTGACCGTAGGTATCGGACACAAGATAGTCGACGGCGATGTCGAGTACGGCAAGCCCGAGGGATACACGATTAGCGAGAAGCGCATGAAGCAACTGTTCG